ACAACCCCCATTAATACTTTTCCAAAAGTATCTGTTGCTTGCCATACTTTAGTTATAGAATCAAATATTCCATTTCCTTCTGCTCTTGCGGCTTTAAATCTATCAATTAACTCTACTACTTTACCTACAATTTGAACTACTTTTTCTAACATTGGGGCAGCAAAATTACTTACTATTTGAGTACCAATTATTTCTAATTTTTTCATGTTCTCTTCTAATTTAAGTTGTTCTGCTCCTAATTTCCCGGCGGCTGCTAATCTAGCTTCATCTTGTACCGCCATTCTTTCTGCTGTTGAAGCTTGAGATTGCATAGCTGCTAAACTTTGTTGTTGAGTATCTACTAAATCTGTATTTTTTGCTTCGTTTTCTTTAGATGAAACTAACATATCTGCTAATCCATCACGAGACATACCAATAGCTTTAGCAAACGATTCTTGAGATGCTCGGTTCATTTTTTGGAATTCTTCAATTGAACCAAATTGGTTAGCAATTTCAGTCATTAATTCTCCGTTTTTATTATTCAAAGCTGCTTCTCTTGCTTTTTCAAGATTTAATTCTTTACCTGTAAGCAATTCTGCTTCCATTTCTGCGGCGATTGAATCTTCAATATTTAATAAACTACTAGCAATTTCATCTACTTTGCTTAATTCTAAACCTAATTTTTTAGATTGAATAAATGCTTTAGTTAAACTTTCAGCTGATCCTCCAAAATTTATTTTCATAATAGATGATGTTTTACTTACACCATCCATAACTTGTTTCATACTAATATTAACTTTGTTAGCTCTTATAGATTCACGAGCCGTTGTAGCCATAGCTTCCGCTGTTTTTTCAGCAGGTTGACCTGTTAATTTAGATAATTTATAAATTGAAGCCAAATTTTCTGCTGACATTCCAGCAAATACATTTAACTTCATAAAAGTATTTAATGTTTTAGAGCTTACTTTTTCAGCACCCTCTAAAGCACCATATATAGATTCAGCAGACTGAGTAGCCATTTCTGAAGTCATACCCATAGCTGCACCCATAGCTCTTGCCTCATTAGTTATACCAGCAGCTTTACGCTGAGATATACCTAATGATCTTCCAAAATCTACTGTTTGTTGGTCTACTTTTTTAATAAATTCTGCTGATTCTTTTGCTGCTTCTCTAGCTTTATTAAATAAAGCCACAAGCATTCCTGCTATTGCTAAAGGACCTAAAGCTGATTTTAAAGCAGCACCAAAAGAAGCAGTAGCTACTTTCATTTTACCAAACAAACCTAATGATTTAGTACCACCTTCAGTTAAAGTATGAGTCATTTCATCTGCTTTTTTAACAGCATCATCTAACCCTAATTTTTGAGATAAAGCACCTAACCCAAAAGCACCCAAAGCTCCTTGAATTCCTTTTAAACCTGCTGTGAATAAACTTTGAGATTTTAATAGATTTTTATTTCGCCTTTCTTGCTCAGCTTCTATTTCTAACTGAATTTCTAGTTCATCCTCTAAATACTCTAAATTTTGAGATAAAATTCCTGTTTGTTGTCCTAAAAGTCTATATTGTTTTTCTTCAACTGAAAGGTTTTGTATTTGTGTGGCTAATGATTTGTTACGAGCTATTATATTTTTAGCTAATTTATTAGCGTCATCATTTAAACCTTTAGATCTTAATTCTTGTAGTTTTTTAGTGTCTTTAGCTAAACCTTCTTCTTGGTTTCGAATAAACTGAACTGCTTTTTTACCTTCTTTACCAATGTTTTTCTCTAAGGTTTCTCTTTGTAAAGCTAATTTGTTTTGAAGGTCTTGATTTTTAACAATTTCTTTTTGAACATCTTTAGCAGATTCAAAAGACTTAGAAATTGCTTGAGTATTTTTAACTACTTCTCTAGATAAAGTTGCACTTAAATTGTCTAGCTCTCCTTTTTCCTTAGTCATTTTAAGGATGAACTTCATTTGATCAGCAAGTTGGGTTGCTAAATCTAATTGTTCACTTAAGGATTTTTTACTTGGTTCAGCCATATATTATAAATATTAAAGGGCATCATTTTTTGATGCCCTGTGATGGATTATTTAGGTCTATATCAGTAGTTGAAGTACTTTTTCCTTTACTGTTTGAAGCACCTTTATATGCTTTTTGTTGTGCTTCGTTTTCCTGATTTATGGATTCAATAATAAAACGGTGGGTGATATTTCTTAACCAAATAGGCATACTATAAATAGTTTCATAATTATACCCACCACGTCCATGAAATACTACCTCATGTATTTGTTTAAATAAATTAAACCTATACTCTTGCGTCAGGCCAAAAAAACTGGATTTGTAATGGAATGATGACCTCCTCTTCACCGTTACTTCCATTATGTATAAAGGTCATTTTAATATCAGGACTAGTTTGTTTGATATGAGTTCTAAAAGCAGCTGAATCTTTGGCTAGAAAATAATTGTCTACAAAATCACGAATGGTTTTTTTATCTTCATCACCATTAACGGCTATAATTTGATGTTTAAGTTTTGTTGACAACTCAGGTGAAATATTTTTGTTAATGCGTTTAAGACCCTTTACTTCGTTATCAATCGCTTTTTCATCTTTACCAGTTAGTAACTTATAAGTGATTTCAGTACCTGAAGTTGGTAATATGTATTTGAAAGCATTGGTTCCTTTGGTTATTGTTGATTCATCTAAATCAATAGTAGGCAATTCTGCTAAATCTACTGTAATTTCTTCATTTTCATAAGTGAAAGAATAATCTTTACCATAACCTAAAACACGAGCAGCAATCATAATTGCATTTTTATCTCCTACTAGTAGATCATCAAAATCAAATTTAGTAACAATAAGAGATTGAAGTAATTTATCAATTACTACCCCTTGTTTAATATAATTTTGGTTAGTTAAAATATCTTCTTCTTTAGCTGTCATGTATTTCATTTCAACTTTACCAGAAGATAAAGGATGTCCTTCAGGATACAATAGACCTTTTGAAGGCAAATCTACCATTTCGGTAGGGAATTTAAATTTATTTTCTTCCATAAATAATTAGTTATAACTTTATTGTCATGTATAAATATATAAAAAATAAGGAAGCTCGCAATTTCTTGCGAGCCTCTTTAAATTTATTTTTACTAATTAGAAATTCAATACACAATAATCCATTCCTAATACCATAGAAATGTTTTGAGCTTCAGCTTCTGTATCCCAGTTATATTCACCAAAATCAGCTGATTTAATAAATGCACCTTTAACAATCCATTCAGAAATAATATCACCAACTGGACCTAATACGTTAATAGTTACATCTTTTTTATACATATCAGAATAACCATCACGGCCTGTTACTGATTCGTGGTGTAAACGAACCCATTCCATTACCGATTGAGCTCCTGAAGGAGTGATAGGATCAAACAATGTTAATGTCAAATCATTCCATTTCAATTTACCTTTAATTTTACGGTAAACGTTAATATGGTTTAATGTGATTTCTTCTTGTGCGAATCCCATTCCGCTCACACCTTTAATTAAATAGGCAGGAATACCATCAACATAAAGAATAAATCTATTCTTTAATTTTGGTTCAAAAGCGGTGAAAAATATTTCGTTTGGATTTAAAATTGCCATTTTATTTTATTGTTTTGTTATAAATATTCTATCTTTAAAAAATTATGCTGGGAAAGTAGCTCCTGTTGGTAAAATGTTGAAGTTCAAGTAAATGAATTCAGCAGTCTTAGTAGGTTGAATATAAATAGCGCCTATCAATTGGTTTCTATCAATTACATCAGCGGTGTTATTTGAATCATCCATTACTACTTTGAAAGCATACAAACCTTGTTTTTGTTGTACTGAAGTCAAATAAGGATTAACTTGAGATAAGAACGCGTTACGAGTTGCTATAGTATTTTGTTCGAATACCAAGTTATTTGAAATTTGAGAAATATAAGATTTTAAAGCAATTAATAATCTTCTTACATTTACACGATCCAAAGCACTTGATTTAGTTTGTAATGTTTTTTGACCGTATACTACAACTCCAGTTCCGGGGAATGTTGCTAATGGATTAACTTTGTTTGTATATAAAGTATCTCTAGAAGCTTGAGATAATTTTTGTTCAGCTCTAACTACTTGAGATAATCCACCTCTGTTAATACCAGCTGGTGCAAAC